TCATAATCTTCTCCTTTCACTGTTCTAATATCAGATATGATTGGTGTGTTACTCCAATGTTTTCGTAATACTTTCTGGCAGAATGGGTCTTTCTCTACAAAAGCTACAGTTGGTATGCCATTAGCCTCTGCACCAAGAGAGAACCCACCAATGCCAGAAAATAAATCTAGTAGTTTGTGTGTCATAGTTACACCTCCTCGTGTTTAATGTTTAATGCCTCGTGTATCTTAGCCATAGCATAAGTTACCTCGTCCCATTGCTCGTCATTACTCTCAATACCCTCAGATATACAGTCTTCTCTTGCCATATGTAAGACCCCCCAAACTGAGGATAAACTTTTAACTAATTCATCCCTATCGTATATCATATCTTCACCTCCTCGTGACCCTCACCACTTTCTGGACAGTAGAATAATGTTTCATCTACCACCTCAGAATCGTGTTGTTCTAAGTCCCAATCGATAGCGCCGTCTTTCATTTGTTGTAATTGTTGTCGAGCATCTTCATCAGAGTGAGCATCAAACCATCGTTCACTTTCTATAGTCTCAGTTACAACATAACGATACATTCTAGTAGGTGTTTTTTCTTTAAGAGCATCTCTCTCTTTTATGCACCTCTTCAATCGCATCTGAAGATTGTGTACCTCTTGTTGCTTTTGGTTTAGTTGTTCGAGTGTAAAGCTTGTAGCTTTTGTCATACTGCCTCCTTTTTAAATTGGTTAAGCTTAGTAATGAACTTGTCGTAGTAGTCTTTGTCGTGACCATTGACTGACCAATTGGACATATCAAATACATCACCTTTGTTCTTGTCTAATGATGTGATCACAACAACAGACTTTGGATCAGAGTTGAATTGTAAACTCCAGCTGACCCACTTGGTGTTGTCATCTCTTGGTGTCCCTAACATACGAACTAAATTCTCGTATGGTTCTGTTAGTTTACCCAAGAAACTAGAACCCACAGATATGATATGCATATCGTTGTGAGTTACGAGATGTAGGTTATCCCATTTTCTAATTGGCATAGTTGTCTCCTTAGAATACTAAAAATACTAGCATCCAATATAAAGTTAATATTGTAGACACTACTATGATACCCATTTTAATTAATTCAATCATAGTTAAATGTCTCTTGGTTCAAAGTAGCTAGGTAAAATTTCTTCTCCCTCTTCGGATTTATATTTACCATTATGAAATCTCCCAGAATCTAAATAGTCTTCGTAGAAGTTCATAGCTTTCTCTAATATCTCTGTTGGTAAAAGTTTTTTCCATTTAGGAAATAACTTACAAGCTACTCTGATAACTTCAAAAGATAATTCATTCTCTGTCTTATCTGATTGGTTAGCCATAGCTTGATGGTACTCTTGTAAGACATTAACTAAAGAACCATAGTCCTCTAAAAAATTATCATCTTGTTGTTCGTACCAAGCATCGTTTCCAATGTGTGACATAATGTCGTCTCCTTTCGGTGTGGGTTGTACCACCTAACTGTCACCGAGTTACAGTTAGGCTAGTGGGATAGTGCCACAAAGGATATATAAAAAAGGACACTACCCCACTAGACTAACCATAATAATTATTAGTCTAGTGAAAGTCAATCAGTCTTTCAGTCGGTCGATGTTCGAGTTGATATCAGATACGGCAGATTGGATATCGTCTCCGATACAACTGCGAATGTTATCCAACATTGATTCAATATCAGATGTTACTGTAGCTTCAGCATCCGATATCTTATCTTCCAACTCTTCAAGCTTAGTTTCTATTCGACCAATGGCATCATGTATATCTGATACCTTATCGGCTAATGTTTGTAGTTCCATTAGTTACCTCCTTTAATACATACAATATAAACAAATAATTGAACTATATAAACTGTTGTCAATAAACAAGCTAGTATTAAACAAGCTATAAACTGACCATCTGTTACATTCAATGGATTTGAAATGATTATGTACCAACACAATAAATTAATAATAGTTAGTAGTGCATGATATTTTTTAGTCATTAGTTGTCTCCTTGTTAAGTTGAATGACAAAGTTTTTATTATCAGATTTAGCTGAACCTTTAGCTATCAACCCTATGACATAGCCTCCATCTTTTGGATTACCTTTAGGGTCAAGGTGTCGTAAATCTGTTTCATCTCCAGTAATTACTGGATAACCCTTATACCACTTTGGGATGTAAGGATTAAATACAACAGCCACATTGCCTCCTTTCGATAGAATGTCTAAGCATTCTGGCTCGTTGTTCTCACTCCTAGAGAATGTTAGGTGGTAGTTCTTAGGTAGGTTACCTTGTAGATACTTTAACATTCTAAAAGGGTTCTTAGTATAGTCGTGAAACTGAACATCTGGATGTTCATCCATAAGACCAGATCTCCAGAACTCCTCTCTATCAGTATAGACATTAGGTCTAAAAGCATAGAACAAATCTTTTCGCTTTGCATATACTTTTCGTCTAGATATTTCGGTAGATAGTCTCTCCATAAACTCAACTTTCTTTTCAGCAAAGTATATAGATTTTCTAATTCTAGATATTTGAACATTAGAGAATCGTCCTCTACCTTGTTTAAATATACAGAGATCATTACATCTAGGTGATTTGTTAGCACACATCTCAATGCCACCATAAGCGACACTTACATCGGATTGCGCACCACACCATCCCTCATCTAACCAACCTCTCTTTAAACCTTTGAGAAGTTTGGGATTACCTTTAGAGATTAACTCTTTAGGTTCTTTGTATGTGAAATTTAACATTACCACTCCTTGTTGTATAGTTTATGTAAAGGTTGTTCTATTAGTAGAAACCTACCGACATTGGTTGGGTGAGATTGTAAAGAGTATGTAAATCTATCCTCTACTCTCCAACGATCAGTACCTATAAAGACTTCGCCACAGAAATCAGAGAACCAGTAATCATCGTCCTCATCTCTAGGTAATACAACTGCCATTGTATATTTCTTAAACATATCCAGC